CGGCATCATTTTGTAGGTATTCCAAACATCGAAGGCATTCATTTCATAAGAATGGTCCCCATCGATAAACACAAAGTCATAAGAATGCCCTTCTTTTTGCAACTCAGGAAGGACGTCGATAGACTTCCCTTCGTATAGATAAACGTTGTTGAGCCTTTTGTTGTTTTCGATAAAATATTCTTTATGGCCGGCGCCCGTGTTTGTCCCTTTCTTAAATGGGTCTACCGCTGAAAACTTAATCTCGGGGAATTCCTCTGCGTACAGAGATAGGGCAACTCCATCAAACGTGCCTATTTCTAAATAGCTGGTTACTATTCTATCAGAAAAGCATTCTCGGAAAAAACTTATTTGGTCATCTCCGACCAAAGAGCTGCCAACCCTGCCGGCCACATGCCGATATTCGATATGTTCTATTTCTCTGGTATATTTTTCGTCGTCAATAAACATCCGGGCCCTCCGGTTGAACTGCGTTATTATAGTTGCTTCCAATTTCGTTATAAAGATCAACTGCTTCTGGAAAACGTTTTTTGAAGCTTTTTGACTCTGCCGACGTCATTTTGTGTGTCCTTTGGCTGGAGTAAAGCCCATCCGGGCGCCACACCATCCCGATTGCCTCGACAATCTTTTTCGCTTTGCCGGGCCATGACCGGGGGTAGTCTATAACATAGGCGCCGGCCGCCACCAGCGCACGCATGGCCGGGCCCGTGCTCATCCATGATTCTACGATACGATCGTCAGGCCACTCGTTGCTATGGGGCCTCGTTCGCAGGGTCTTGATAATCCGCAATGGGTGCTGGATCCCAATCACGTAAGCCGCGTCCGGCCACTCCTCTTTGAATATTGGGCCGACAACATCCCATGCCTGTAGCGCATGGGTGTTTTTAATTCCATAAAACGGCCACCCATACTTGGCAGCCTCTTTGCGATATCTTCCCAAGATGTCCCTGAACGTTACGGACTCATCGTCTCCATTCTCTATAGCAGTGGCGGCGTTGTTTAAAAGGTGGTGTTCGGCATTCTCCAGGCACAGCCCATCCCAAAGTGTATCATGATTTCCCATCGCCATGCCGCTCATCCCAAACGAATTCGAAATAATGCTGGATGCTGTATGCCAGTGGCAAAGGATTGCGATCGGTTTCATCATACGAATGACTCCATGCCGTTTTTATTTAACAACGAATCGATCAAATCATTTTGGCCGGCAAACACACATGATTCGCATGATGTAGGTATAACAGGAAATGCTTTCTTTTTATATTGGTCCGGTAGCTCATCGAGTTTACAAACCCGATATTTTTCATGAAACCTGTTTTCGCTATCCTGGTTCAACACGATAGAAGAGCACCTATAAATGTAAGTGTCATGATGGACGAAAGGTTTCGCCCAAAACCACCAGCATTTTGCTGGCTTCCTGAAATCTTTTCTTTGATAAAAAAATGGGCTTCCCCACTCTGCAACCATCTTGCCGAGTTTGTCGTTATTGGCGATTTGCGTCTCATTATCAACCAGACAATTTGTGACAACCCGAACATATTCTGGGTTGTGCGCAGAAACAAAGTTGCGGATTTCTTTGATCCAGGCTTCGTCCATATCTTCAGTCACTACACAGCTAAACCCAAGCGTTGTCGTTTCTGGGATTTCAGGGACGATGATCCTGTCGAGCACTTCAATATTTAATGAAACACGAACCCACGTAAGCTTCTCAAGGGCTTCTTTTCCAAGAGCATGGAACATCGTACCATTTGTTATAAGCCCTTGCTGGTAGCCCATCCTGTGACATTCCTTAATAAGGAGGTTCGCCTGTGGGTGCATCAGGAATTCCCCACCTCCGGTCCATTGAATCGTTTTCGTCCCGAGGCCACGCATGCTTTCCAACACCGGCAGAAGAACGTCGGCCGATAATGATTCGTCTGTTTTTCGATCTTTATTAGAACAGTAATTGCACATGAGATTACAACGCGATTCTGGCGCACACTCGATCGACAACGGAAGTATCCGCCCATTCTCAATAACCTCACGTAGCCATTGCGGGTTATGGATCAGCTTACCACCTGTACTGGTAAACGTTTCGACCTTAGAGCTCATGGCCATCCTCCAATTGCTTACGGTAGAATGCTTCTCGATGATGCTCGGGGTAGGTCCCACCAAATTCCGTATCTTCCCCGTGGAGCTTCGCACAAAGCCTACCAACTGAGTCCCGTTTTTCTTGCGTCGTGCACCGATGGAAATGGTGGATCTTTGGGTTGGTCATTTCACACAGCATCTTGCTATGCCCTGTAATCTGTTCATGGAGCCGGCGCACATATTTTATCGGACGATTAACCCGGGTCATGCGCGCCTGCCAGTCCGGGTTCGCGCGCCAATCCTTTTCCCACTTGGTCATTTCCAGGTCGTGCCAATCGATCCGGGGGAATGCGATCACGTCCCATTCTTCCTCCAAGTAGTCCTTCAGGAACCGGATTTGGTGGAAGTCCTCGGGCATAATTCTTTCATCAGCATCAAGGTAGCAAACGAATTCGCTGTCGGGGAAGTGTTTCCTGGTCATATCGCGGAGATGATTTCTAGCCTGACTGTACCCCTCTCTGCGGATAATGTCGTCAACAATAACCTTGGCCCCCTGCTCGCGGGCATATTCAATGGTACCATCAGTGGAACCAGTGTCAACGATCAGAATCCCACCGTCAGCGATCTGTTTCATACATTTAAACCAGCCCGGGAGCTGGGGCCTTTCATTGAACATATTGGATGCAATTGTCAGTGGCTTCAAAGCTTCCTCCCTTTTCGATCATTTCGATTGCGGATAAAATATCTTTGGGATTGTGAAGGCCGGTGCACTTGGCCGGGCAGTCTTTTATACTTGCGCTGCAGGGCCCCAAACCTGGGCAATTGGATAAATAATCTGGTGACATGCAAACCAAAGTTCCGGACATCTGCTTCGGTCGCACGACAGCGGCGTTACCGGATCCAAATAGGCAAACCTGTGACACCCCAAGGGCACCCGCCAGGTGACTCATAAAGCTGTCAACCGTGACGGCCAATTTGGCCTGTTTCATAACCCATGCGGACTGTCTGAAAGACAATTTTCCACGTAAATCCACATCGGCGCTCGCGGGGTAATCGTCAGCGCCGCCTAATTGGACCGTCGTATAATCCCCGAGCAAGCTGGCGCAAACATCAGCCATGTATTTGTATGTCCTGTAACCCGGATCCCCGCCTGTCGTATGCACGATACAAATCGGCAAAAAAATCTTTTCAAACCGGTCGGAGGAAATGGCCCTCGGTGGCAAAACGGCTTGGATATGAAAATCATCCGGTTCCACCATCAGAATCTTCCAGTAGAAGTCGGACAGAATCGAATTGCAGTTCCGGCCCCAATGGCCCGGGGCGATCTTATCGCCGTGGGGGTTGTAGGAGACCTCATACTCGCCTCGGAGGTGAGGCTCCCACTCTATGATCTGATCGATGTAGGGATTCCCGCGGAGGATGTCGTGGAACTTCCCCTGGGTCATATAATGCAAGGAGAGTTGGGGGTGACGCTCCCGTAACCCCTTGAGGCATCGGGTGGTCATCAGGATGTCCCCGGCAGCCGAATGCTGCATAAACAGAATGGCCCGCCTTTTTTCCGTAACTTTTATTGGTGCCGGCCTGACGGCTTCATCCAAAAGCTCGTTAATGTCGGATACGCCTGCCAGCCATTTCTTCCCGCGATTTTTTGCGGCATTGCTCATGGCTTTGCGCATAGGCTTGTCATATCCAGCAAACTTCACCATTGCCGCGGCGATATCTTCCGGCCGGCACGAGTTGGCGTCAATCCAACTTTTACCACTTTTTGTCACCAACGGCACCAAAGACGGCTCGTTGCAGGGTACCAATATCCCGGAACCAACCAATAGCTCGGTTTGAGCTGTGGTGTCAGATCCGATCGTGGGCGTACCTGTGAGCATTGCCTCCAGGGGTGTCCAAGACAAACCTTCTTGCATGCTACAGTTCACCAGGCAATCGATGGCATTATAGACGCTCACCATACTTTCGGTACGGTGATACAGGTTGGGCCCCTTGATCAACAATTCACCGGTATTGAGACCATAATCGGTTGCGGCCTGTCGTAAATTGAACTTTCCAGACAACTCGCTATGCAAGTATAGGAGTATGTTGGGGCACGTTTCCCGGGCAATGGCAAACGCCTTCAACAGGCGCTGGGGGTCTTTGCGGATTTGATTAACACCGACGAACCCAAAAATTACATCGTCTGCTTTGGCGGAAGGGAATATCTTTCGACGATCTGTTAAACGTTCCTGCTCATCGAGTTGGCGGAACATTTCTGCGCCATACAGCGGAGGACGGAAGTACCTGACATTCTCGACGTGGCCATCGAGTTGTTTCATCCCGAATTTGGAATAAACGCACGGGAAGTCAAATTGATTTACCCAGTCCACCCAGTCGCCTCTGACGGCCTGTAAATCCCACGGGAATATGGAGACCCACTTGAACCCTTTTTGCTTCCTGAGGTTGCCTATATGCTCGAAGATGGCGGCATATCGCCATATGTCAATGCCGACCATAACCATAGCATCGATATCAACACCCTGCAGAACGTCAAGCAACTTGCCGTGGCCCCACGGGTCGTTTTTGGTGTCTGCATTAATGATTGGGAAGGGAGTTGGATTAAAAGCTAAATCGTGTGTGTCAATGGCCCGCGTCTCAGCAACAAAAGCGGTAACGTCGAACCGAGCTGGATCGGTTCGGGAAAGGAGCCCTCTCATCATATTGGCATTACCGGTGGCCGAAAGGGGGTGCTCACCGACGTATAGGATACGCGCTTTACGTTTCATATGCTCCTTCTTCCTTTGCTCGTTCAAAGGATGATTGTTTCGACTGCGGCTAAAACCTCGTTGCTTTAGCGGCGATCTTCGCCCAATTCAACAACTTGGACATTTTCAAAACGGCGTTTCTTGATCGTTTCAACCCGGTAATATTCTCCGGAGGTAGCCTCGTAACGATCGTTTACCTGTATACCAACGGAGGCTGGGATATACAACTCGTTATTTTTGACACCGATATTTCCAAGGTCTTCATCCGTTTCCAGATCATTACCATAAAGAGATTCGGTAAGCAGGGCATAACAATTGTCTTTTACGCTAACCCATGTGGTCGTCTTATGATATTGGTTGTCTACTGACTCGGATGGCCGGAACAACTCTCCGCTGACGTTGCACAAATAGAGAACCGACAGATAGGTAACAAGCTCATTCTCGAAAACTTCCGGAGACTTATTGACGACCATAAACTTTTCGCCGGTCTCGTCGATCTGGATGACGCTCCCGGCCTCACCGGAGGTATCATAGGCAAGCTCCGCTTCACGGAAAAAAGCCCTGGTGAAGGGCTTTGTGGCTTGGCTATTTACTGCATAATCAAGATATTCTCCGGACAAATTGCCAGAATCGCGTATGATTGTAAACGCTGCACCGACATCCTCGAAAATATCTTTAATGTCATCGCCGATTCCCATAGCATTACGAGTTCTCGTTCGGGGTGACAATAACCTCATTGTTTGAGGTATACGTCGTGTCTCTTCCTAAGCTATCATATTGAAACCCAGCATCGATCTTTGAACCAAACTGTTTATAGGCATCGACACTGCCATACGGATCGACATTAGGAAAGTCAGCCGGGTTTTCTTCTAAAGCCACCACAAAGGCATCGTCCATTTCTTTGATCATCACATTGTAATGATCGAAACGCTGATTAATGCTGGCTTGTTTATACTTGAACTTGTGGGCCGCTTCCGACTTCAGAAAGAAAAAAATATGCCGTTTCCCGCGGGCAAGCTGCCACTTTATTTGGAAGCCTGCAGTGACAGGAAAAGAGAAACCTGTATCACGTTCAGCAGCGTCTAAGGCGTTCGAAGTGTCTGTGGCGTCAAACTTTGACGAAAGCGACTTCAGCTCTTGGGTCATCAGCACTTGCATCTCTTCTTTGGTCATCGACGAGCTTGTGGTCGTCGATGTCGCTTCTGTTCCTGTTCCAGACCCTGGCGCCATTTATGTCACCGTTTATTTAAGAATATTTAAGTTGGCAATCATGCCGATACCGTTTCAGAATCTGGGTTTGTGAAGTTATATCCAGATTTGTGGCGGAAAATATAAACCACGCCGGCACCCAAATAAAATGTAACGACCCCGCTCTGATTTGTTCTGCCGCTTGCCAAAATACTTGCACCGCCGATGTCTGAGGCAACCCAAACGCTGGCGTCTGCAATTGGGTTGCCGGTTGCTGAATCAGTAAGCGTGTATACAAACGCCACCGCCCCGGCTCCCGCCTGGCTGCCAACACTGTCAAGCTGATCTGACAATGCCTCTAAGGTATCGCCATCCGCACCAGTATGTGCCAAATTCGTCAGGCTATCAACATCTTTTACAAACACAGTGCCTTTGACATCTGCCAAATGGGTAATAATGGTGGCCTGATTTGTCGCTGTCGCATCTCCACCGGATCCAGAAGGGGCTTCTTCAAGAGCGTTCGTCGTTAGTCGTCTGGTGCCACCATCATCTTCGGTCATTTCCCAAACGTGATCTAATTTGCTGCCGTTTACTTCCAAAGCTGTTTTTACTGCCGCTGCATCGTGGGTGCTAGCGCTATCAAGCAACAGGTCTAACCGCCCACCATTGATCCAATCAGTTAGGACAGCCGCTCTTACTGCCGTCAATCTCGCCGTATCTGCCGCAATAGTCGTTAAGGCCCCAGCGTCTGGAAAATTGTCCGTAACCGCTTTGATTGCATCGATAAGGACATCGAGCCTACCGCCATCTACCAAGTCATCCCTTAACGTATCGAGAATACTCGCGCCATTCGCTTCCATTTCAGCTTGGATTTGTACAGCCGTTGGTGCTACCCCAGCGGCTTCCGGGGTAACCCCGGCCACTGTTCCGTCAACGTTTCCGGTCACGTCCCCAGCAAGATTCCCCGTGATCGTGCCTATAATATCCATCGTTTGATTTTGAAGATCTATTGCGGTCAGGTGATCGCCATCTCCGCCCGCTTCAGTAAGATTCGTGCCATCTCCTATGTGATCTTTGAGTGCTTCCACGGCATCGGTTTGACTTGAAAAATTACCAGCTCCAGCACCTTCGTCGGCATTTACAGCAGTCAATTCAGTGGATGCGTCTGTCTCAACTGCTGCATCACTCCGGGCCAACAGTCTCACATAAGCTAAAAGCTTAGCGGCGGTTGCATAACCCGCAGACACTAACGACCTCGCCTCAAACTGAGTATTTGTTGGGACAACACTCGCAGCTCCGACAGACGGATTAATCGTAACACCCGCCGCCGCGGTGACCGCCTGAGTTTTTATAGTTTCAATGTCCACTTTTTGAGTATCCGGCACAACCATCTGGGAACCAACAATCGCAATCCCCCCAGCAGCACCGGCTACCGCGTCCGGGATGCTGTCCACTGTTCCGGTCGGGGTCGCTACATCGAAAAACTTGATAAAAGAAGCAGCGAGCTGACCGGCTGTTTCTGTTAGTATCGTATCCATGATATAGGTGATCTTAGCATCAACCGCACCGTTGGCGATAGTAAGCGTTTTCAAGATAGCCAAAACACCACCCGCGCGTTCGATACTAAAAGTTCCAACCCAACCGTTTATCGTCGCGCCGTCAACAGTGGTCCCCTCGATCCTCACCTGGTATTCTGATCCTACGGCATAATCGGAGTGAGCACTGGTATCAATACTAATCATATGATTACCAGTAATACCGTCAAAATCGATAACTACGGTTGCCCCATCTGTCACAATCTGGTCAACATGGGCATCCTTATGGACTTTAATATCCGCGTCAGCAAGATTCGTTATGGTAACAGAAGCCGAAGGATCGTTAGAGTCGAACGTATTAAACGGTATATTTACCGTGTCGTCTTCTGCGAAATCTCCGAAATAAGGTACCGGCATTATATTACCCCTCCCAATGGTCCGTCAAACGGATGCCCGAATGGATTCGCTCTTGGTCCGCCGCCTACTATTGTTGTCTCACCTTCATTTACAACCCCAACCCCAGGGATCAGCGGCTCTGAATCCTCTGAAGTGTCATTATAAATCCCGCCACCAGGAATGATATATTCCCACGAAGTATCAGTCATTATCAATCGGATCTTGCAACGGACATTCGACTAAGAAATACCCATTTTTATATTTTATCTCAAAATTATCTGGCGTTGGACCGCCAAAATTTATATCCTCATAGGCTACTTTAGCATCGGGATGGTTACTCAATATTTTTTTTAAATCTCTTGCTTCCATTAGCTCAACACCACTTTAGCATCAACGTATACGGTTGTTGATGGCTTCCCTAAACATGCATAAATCGTATGAACTCCTGCTTGACCGCTCGCAATTGTTACCGCTATTTTCTGAGACTTCTCAGTTCCGAATGACTCAGTCCAGGCAGCCGTTGACGTTGCCAGATTCGTGGGAGTCGTTAATATGTTTGCTGATCTTGACGAGTTGTCTATCAAACCAAGAGCTCCGGTTGTACCATCAGGGTATTCAATTTCGAGCCAAAACTCGTCGTTTTGCAAGACTATATTGTCGGTGTTCAATTCGACAGTTATGGTCGGATTTGCAGCAGACCAGATATCCGCCAGCTTGAATCTTAGTGGTATGCTCCATTCTTTTGCATTGGCGTTACTGGTCATTTTTGCTGAGTAGAGGTTGGTTCCGTCATAGGTAGACCCGGCGTTATTGTAGGTTGCTGTGTCTGATTCTATTAATCCCTCGAAATAGTATTCTTTGAACGTATAGATATTGTCGGTATCTGATACTGAGTGGAATTTCACTTCAGTGCCTGAATGTGACGGGCCGTTGTTCATATAATTTACAGCAGCAGAGATTTTACATCTCTTTAACAGGACATAGGCTGGCCCACCTGTATCATCAACTAAATAATCAGAGCTGTTAGCATCCTGAATGTCTACATCTGCAATTATTATATATGAGCCCCTTGACGCATAAGCTCGGATAACATCTATATTATACGCACCAGAGACACCTAACGACATTGTTCCGCCGTTCCAGAGAACACCAGCTAACGTCATATTTCCTACTGTTTCTAATATATAATCAACGTTATTAAGTATTACGCCTGAACCTCCAGTATTTCCCCCCATTATCGTATTATCATCAACTCTAAGCAAACAATTGGTTAGAACGCAAATTACCGATGCATCAAACGCTACTCGGAAATCATCTCCGGAAATAAATTCACAGCCGATCCATATATCCCAACCACTTAAATATATATCATATGCACCGTTTGTTTTTGCGTCTAAACTTCCACCACCAACCATCATAGTTTCAATATCCGCCGCAACCGGAGGTTCATTAAGATTGGTTACTGAAACAATTGTAACTGGGGTTGCCGCTGCACCATTCGTGCTCGATAGAGTTGTATCGGCAGAAAATTGCTCAACATGATCGCTCTGAACATAGATCGTACCACCAGCATCGACAGCAGCCAAAGCTACCGCCATAGTAGTTGCAGCCTTTGCCCACGTTTCATAGGGGGAAGTATTTGATCCACCATCATTACAGTATACAGGACTCCCCATTATTTCACCGCCTCTTTCATAAAGTCAGACTCGGAAGTGGCTTCGAGAATACTCTCATCTTTCTCGATTATCCTGTCTGCCATTTCTGTTTTAATGGCTTCCCAAGTCGTATATCTGACATCCCCAACCGGTTCGTTTCTTTCTATTTTACGGATTACGTTTTGTTTTTCCAACTCCGCAAGCCCTTGCTCAACAGCCACTTGCCGAATAGTTATTTCTGCTGGTACATCAGACTTGGCGGGGAAATCATATGAACGAATGTGCTTTAGTTCGAAACCGTCCGTAAATTCAACAACAGTTCTGATTTTTCCGTCCCGCTGTGTTGATTGTTCTATTATTTCATATTTCATTGTTCACCCCACGAATGCTCTATGTCGAACTTCCATTTTTTTACAAGTGCCATTTTTATATCCAATTCTGGGGGTGGGTTTTTCGAGGATTTCGGCCACAGATCGCCCTTACTTATTCAGCGGTGCCGTAGTCGCCTTCCGTCGCTTGGCATCAACCCGGCCGAGCAACCACTTTGGAGCGCCCTTCAATTCGTCGTGATTTTTTTCAATCCAATCATGGATTTTATCAGCTGACAAAAACCGCAGGCTCATGGCTAACGGTTTCCACTTGGACGCATCTGTAGACAGAGGTGTGATCGTTTTCTTATCCGTGGCGGGGGGGGCGGCCTTGGGTTCAGAGTTCAGTTCGGGCCCCGGATCAACGGTATTGACCGGAACAACGGGGTCTGGGGGTTCGGCCGGCTTGGTCAGGTCATAAGGTTCAACCTTATCAGCCGGATCAACAATGTCAACCGGGACAACAGGTTTAGTGGGTTCGACCGGCTTGGTCCGCTCCAAAACTGTAACGGTATCCGCACCGGCCCGAACTTCATTTATAATGACCGACGGGATATTTGGCATTTCAAGGATCTCCCCTTTGTGCCAAATCTTCCCGCCCGCCTTTAGCTCGCAGTTAACTCTAACTTTTTCGACATCCATTATCGATTGCCCTCCATCAATTGCTTGGTGGTTGTAATTCAGCGACAAGCGCCACCTGCTTCATCTCCGTGGTCGGGCTTGCCGTCCTGGTCAACGTAAACTCCGCAGTGATCATATCACCTGGGGATACGGTATTGGCGTCAGTATCTACAACCGCTTGCGTAATCCCGGTGTCACCGGTAACGTTGGTCGTTTTTTGTTGGGACGCCTCACCTGATACATGAGCGATGACAGGCTGTGTGGTGAGGCAAGTGGTGCCGTTTATTTTCACATCGCAAGTTAACGACAACGTAGCTGAATCATCCTTGCCACTGGCGCTGGTTGACATCCAGACTTTCGACAACGTTCCGCCACTCCGCGCCGCACCCATGGGCACATCCGAGGAGTTGGCGGTAAGCTCGCCACTGATGGAATGCTCCAGGGGCGGCATTACATTGGCGTCCATCTGGGACAGAAACGCAACCGCAGGGTAAGGGCCTTTATTTGCTAACATACGAGCACCCCCTCTCTTTAGTTGACATCGAGGATGTAAAGGGCATCCCGCTGGTACAAGACCGGCAGACCCTTATCCTGGACGCGGATGAAAACACCTTCCGGATCCCATTTTTCTTTCCGATCGGCGAACTGGCCATAATGCCGGCCGTTGCCAAACGGGGCTTGTTTGTATTCGGCGATCGCGGTGTTCTCGACGGTCGGAGCGAACATAACAAACTTGTCATCTGGGATAAACGGGGCTACCATCGACACGTAATCTTGACCGGCTTTGTAGCTGGTGGACGGCGCCGTTGACACTGTTACGGTACCCGCTTCAACATCAACACTGGCGATGGTCTCCGACTCAGACGTGCCTTCGGAGGTATCGACAAACTTCAGTGTTTTGCAGGCCTCAAAATCAGCCGCATTGGCAACCGTAATGGCGACGGTGGAATCGGCGGTCACAACTGCGGTGATCTGCGCCCGGACCTCATACTTCTCATCATAAACGATCAGGTTGGGGATATCCAGCAACGATGCAACTACCTTGGGATTGGCGCCGACGATCTTATCAACAGCACCATTGAACAGGTCTCCCTGGCCAAAAGCCGTCTTTTGCAACAGCGTTTGGATGGTCGGATCCAAGGCCATATACTTCAACACCGTGCTGGAACACATGGCATTTTTAACCTTACCACCACAGTCGTCAGCGATAAGCTTCTTACCAGCGATGATGTCTCCCATGATGTCCCGGCTGGATCCGCTCTCCCACTTATAGTCAGTGGCTAAGGACACGCTATGGGCGTCGGGGATATCATAGTCAACGGTGGCTTTGGTTCCACCTTTTTCCGAATAGGTGAAGCTTCCGTCAACCAACATTTTGGCGAACATCCACTCTTTTCGGCGATAGGCGCGATTTTGAATCCC